CGGTTCCGCTGACCGTGCCGGATGCCGTCAGGCTGGTGGCGGCAACCGGCTCCGGCGTGGTCGAGCCATATCCGGCCACCGGCGGCGTGGCGTAACTGCCCTGGACATACGCCGTCGTGGCCAGCTGCGTCGTGCTGGTCCCCGCCGCGGCGGTCGGTGCCGCCGGGGTGCCGGTGAACGTCGGTGACGCCAGCGGGGCAAACCCGCTGATCGAGGCGCCGCCCGGAATGGTGACGGTGCCGGTGAAGGTGGGCGATGCCAGCGGCGCATAGGGCGCCACCAGCGCGGTGAACCCGGTTCCGCTGACCGTGCCGGATGCCGTCAGGCTGGTGGCGGCGACCGGCTCCGGCGTGGTCGAGCCATATCCGGCCACCGGCGGCGTGGCGTAACTGCCCTGGACATACGCCGTCGTGGCGAGCTGCGTCGTGCTGGTCCGGACCGCGGCGGTCGGCGCCGCCGGGGTGCCGGTGAACGTTGGCGACGCCAGCGGCGCGTAGGGCCCGGATTCGGTGGTCGAAGGGCTCCAGGTGCCGCTCGATGCCGTATAGGCCTCGCAGTAGCCGGCAGTGAGGTTGTAGCCAACCGTGCCGTCGTTCGGCGTGGACGGACGACCCTCGGTCTCCCACGCCGGCACGGTCACGCCGTTGCAGAGCGCCGACGTTTGCGCCCGCGCGGCCCCCGCGCCAAACAGCAACTGCGCGGCCCCCGCGCCGAAAAGCCACAGCGCGAGCACCGGCAGCCGCCGCATGTCAGCCGCCCGAGCCGTGCGCGCCGATTGTCGCCGTCACCGGTCCCGTCGCGACCGTGCACTGCACCTGGTACAGCGTCGGCGCGTAGTCCTGCGCGAACGCGTTGGCCGAGGCCGCGACCAACGGCCCGACCGCGATCCGGGTGAGGCCGGTCGTGGTCAGCGCCGCGCTGGCGATCGCCGTCCAGGTGGCACCGCTGCTGGCGTCGTAGCCCAGCAAGGTCACCGTCAGCGACCCCGCCGCGATGGCGCTGATGTTGATCGCCAGGCGCAGCGCCTGCTTCGGGTTGTAGAACGGACCGAACGTGACGCTGCCGGTGGCACCCGACAGCGCGGCGATCAGTTCGTCGGTGTTGTTGACGCACGTCGCCGCCGCGACGGTGGCGATGTCGCTGACAGGCACTGCCATGATCACATCCTTTGCGGTCGCCGGGGTTCAGACCGAACCCTCTGGACCCTGACCACTGACGACTGAAAACCGACCCCTAATTCCCGGTCAGGGATTCCTCGGACCAGGTCACGCGGATTTCGAACACCGAGCCGGACGGCAGGGCCGTGGCGAAGCCGTTCAGCACGATCTGCTGGTTGGCCGCCCGCAGCACCGGGGCCTTGTCGTTGTTCGCGGTCCAGGAGAACAGCAGCGGGCAGATGCCCGACCCGCCGCCCGTCGTCGTGCCGCCCACCACGCGCCCGGCTCGGATCAGCCCGACCGCGGTGCCGGCCGTCGGCGCCCCCGTATAGGCCACCACGGAACAGGACGCCGCGCCATCGGTCGGATCATGCGGCACCGCCGTCAGCGCCGTGGACGTGCCGCCGGTGTCCGCTGCCGAGTTGTAATAGACGCCCACCTCGTAGGCCGCCGCCGCCGTCGCGGCATAGAACACCTCGATCGCCAGCAGCCGCGCCACCACGCCGGCATTGCCGGTCAGCGTCAGGAAATCGTGCGGCGTCGCCTGTGGGGTGTAGGCATTGATGCAGGCGGTATAGGTCGGCTTGCGGCCTTCGCTGTTGGACAGCTCCTGGCCGTAGGAATTGACCCCGAGCCCCTGGCCCGGGTTGGTGAAGGCGTCGACCTGCTTGAACAGGCCGGCGATGGCAACCTGCTGCCCGACCGGAAGTGCCATCTACCCGGCCCTCCCCGCCTTGGGGGGTATCCCGGCCGACACGCCCGCGGCTACCATCCCGCTCAGCGCCGCCGTCAGCCGCGCCACGCCGTCCGTCATGGCCCGCTGGCTCTCCACCAGCGCGGCTATCTGGCCCCCTGGCGGCATGGCCTGCGCGCTCTCCACGGCGGCGGCGCCCCGCGCCAGGAGCGCGTCTTCGACACGACGCTCGCGGTCCATTGCCTCCGGCAGCCCGGTGACCAGCTGCTCGATCGAGCGTCCGCCCATCGGGTCCTGGCCCAGCGGCAGATGCCGCGTCGGGTCCAAGGTCGCGTTGGGATGCTTCGCCCAGTACTCGTCCAGCCGCCGCTGCGCCTCGTCGTTCAGCGGCTTCAGGTGCGGCCCGGGAATGCCGTCGAACTCGATCTCAGTGTCCATCGGCAGCAGCTCGCAGATCGCGGCGCGAATGCCATAGACCCGCGCCGCCTGGTGGTCCGCGCCCAGCTGCAGCAACTGCACCTCGGGCGAGCGCGGCATATACGCGCCCTTCTCATCGATGATCCGATACTTCGGAATGGCCATGATCGTGGTGATCCTCAAATGCATGCGGCAGGCCGTCGTCAGTGGTCAGCGGCTCCTGAAAACCGACGCCTGAAAACCGACGCCTGATCAGGCGTTGGCCGGCCAGGCGAAGCCGGGCGGGTACAGCGCCGGCAGGTCCTCATCCAGCACCAGCCCGGCCCACAGCGCGCCGGCCGTCATCGTCGCCGAGCAGGTGTAGGACAGGCGCAGGAACCGCGGCTTCGGCTGCGGCGCGCTGAACGCGGTGCCGACAGCCGTGCCGCTGGCTGACGCCACCGCCGACAGCGTCACCGTGGTGCCGGAGATCGAGGCGATGGTGGTGCCCGGCACCACGTTGGGGTTGCCGTAGATCACCATCCCATCGAGCAGGCCGCTCGCCGATGCGACCGTCGGCGAGGCGCTGCTCGCGGTCGTCGTCAGGGTGCTCAGCACCGGCGTCAGCGGGAACTCGGAAACCGACGCCATCTCGACCTTCAACGGCCGCTGCCCCGCCGTCAGCATGCCCAGCGGCAGTGCCGAGGACGCCTGCAAGGTCTGGTAGCCGCCCGGCGAACCGGACCCGTTGTCGGGCGCGCCCTGCACCGCGATGGTCAGGGTCGCGGTCGCCGTCGAACTGGCGAAGCCGGTGAGCACGCCGGCGACGATCGACGGGGCGAGATACCCCGCACCGCCCAGGTCGCGCCCGGCCACCAGGTCGAGCACATTGGTCGAAGTCGCCGAAACCGTGATCGCCGTCCCGGTGATCGGCTCAAACAAAAGCTGTCCATCTACAATCAAGACAGGCACTCCAGATGATCAGGCCCGCGCGCGCGGTTCGCACCCCACGCCGCGGGCCGGGATGATGGGAAACTGAAAACCGACGACGGATCAGCCGTCAGATCACAGTGGTTTCGGTGGAAACCAGCTGGTCGACGGTGCGGATCGGAATGCCGCAGTAGTTCATCACCGGCTTGCCGTCCCAGTTGTCGATCGACAGCAGCAGGTTCGGCTTGTTGTGCATCTGGATGCGCAGCCAGGTCCGCACCACGCGGTTGGCATACAGCACCGAACGATCGCCGGTGCCGACCCGACCCGACGCATCGGTCACCGCCTGCGTCGAGGCGGCGCGCGCCATCAGCCGTGGCGGACGCTCCAGCATACGATCCAGCGCATTGATCAGGTTCGGCGCATTGACGCCCGCCAGCGTGGTGACATCGATGTTCGCCGCCCGCACCTGGAACCGCCAGTCAGCGACGAACAGGCCGGCTTCCCATTTGAAATGCGAGCGATACGCCTGGTAGGTGTTGCCGCTGACGTCCTGCACCGGCCACTCGCCCATGTCGATGTGCTGCAAACCGGCCTTCTTGCCCTTCGGGAAGATGCCGTGCGCGGTGTCCTCCGACCAGCTGATCAGCCACAGGCTGGTGTTGGTGCTGGCCGAGCCGCCCATGCTGATGACGGTGTTGGCGGTCTGTGCGTTGGCCACCGTCGCGGTCGCGTAATACGGCGCGATGCCGGTGAACGTCGCCGGGCTGGTCGGGGCGTAGCCGTAGAACAGTTGCCCGGCCATGTACTGCGACATGCCCTCGAAGAACCCGCGATCCTGGTTCAGCCGATACGCCGCGGTGTTGCCGTTGAGGTCCGCCAGGTCCTTGTCGATGACGCTGTAGGCCTCGAAATTGCCGCAGGTCGCGGTGATCGGCGCCGCGGTGGCCTTGGCGTTCGGCACGCCGACATTGATCGGGCGCGCCGTCGGGGCCGGCAGCGAGGTGCGCACCGTGCCCTTGTGGCCGGTCACGAGGTTGCCCTCGATCCACAGCATGTCGTCGAGAATCTCGTTCGCCTGCGACAGCAGGTCGATGATCACGCTGGTCTTGCCGTCCGGGTCCTGCTCGCGCGCCCAGTCGGCAAGCGTCGTGGCAGTGGTGCCAAGCGTTGCCATGGTTCAGTCCTGTCCTGCCCCGGGCCTATCGCGTGCCCGCGGGCTTGCCTTGGTTGGGATACAGAAGCTCGGGTTGGGATACAGAAGCTCGGCGGCATTCGGCACCGCGCGCGCCGGACTGCCGGCCACCGGGCCGCCTTCCGTGTGCGCCGCGGCGATCCGCGCAAACAGCTTCACGATCGCTGGGTTGTTGCCGGCGCCGGTCAGAAGGAGAGCCTGGTTTAGGGCCTTTCTCTCCGGCGAATTCAACGGTCCCACGTAGTCGTCGATCAGCCGCGCGACGTTCACCCGCATCGGCTCGAACTGCTCGCCGCCGATCTCCGGGTCCGCCTTGATCGCGGTCTGCCAGTCGTTGTTGAGCTTCACCCAGTTCTGCATCTGGGCCGCGGCGGCATCGGTTGCCTGTGCGCCGATCTTGCTGACCAGCGCCTGCGCCTGCTCCTGCGTCAGTCCGAGCCTGGCCGCTTCTGCCTTGAAGGTGGACAGCGTGGCGTTGTCTTTCGCCAGCCCCTCCGGCAGCTCGAAATCGGTATATTCGACCGGCCCCGGTTTGCTGTCCTTGGGTGCTTCGCTGTCCTTGGGCGCGCCGTCCTTCGGGGTTCCCCGGCCGGCGCTGCGTCCTTGGCCGCCTCAACCGGCACAACATCGCTCAGAACCGACGCCGCGAGCGCGGTCTCCGTGGCAGCGCCGGTCGCAGCCGCGCCGGACGCGGCGCCGTCAACGCCCGCAGCAGCCGCCGCTCCGCTTTCGCCGCCCCCACCAGGCGCAGCAGCAACAGGCGCAGCAACAGCCGCCGCAACAGCTGCGGCAGCCGCATTCGGGGAGTCAGACATCAATGAACTATCCTGTTGTGGTCGGCGTGAAGCACGCTCTCACTTAAAACGAAACGACAACGCCGCCCGGGTCAGGATCGAGCGATACCCGTCCTGATAGATCACCGCGTAGCCGCCCACTTCGGCGAACGTCACCATGCCCGGATTGGTCGGACGGAACCGCTCCAGCCCCTGTCCCGGCGGCCGCACGAACACCTGTCGATCGGTCTTCAGCGTGCGCTCCGACAGCGACACGATCGGCAGCGCGCGCACCACCTTGTGGCACTCGTAAACGGGCCAGCCCGGTTCAGACATCGGCGTTCTCTCGCAACATGAGGACAAACAGGTCAGGGCACGCCGCCATGATGCCGGCGGTCAGCATCTGCGCCACTTCCCGATGCGCCGCCTGGCGCGCCAGTTGCAACGCATCCAGCGGCACCCCGCCCGGAAAATCGTGCGCCGCGAACGCTCGGCAACTCTGCAGCAACCGATACATCCAGGCCCGCACATCGGCGTTCTCCATCATCCCGGCGATGGTGGCGGATTGACGTTTCGCATCCAGCCGCGCCGCGCGCTGCGCCGTCCTGATCGTCGCCGGATCGGAACTGTCCGCCAGCGACGGCCGCACCGGCTCGCCAACCGGCAGCCCGTGCAGCGCCCGCGCCTCGGCCAGCCATTCCGGCGGCGTCTCCTTCAATTCGGGCGCATCGCTCATGTCCCGATCTCCTTGACCTGTACTGTGCCGCCCAGCGCCGCCAGGCTACCCGCCATCAGCTCGTCCATCGCTTCCTGTGCCTCGCCCTGCGTCGGGAACTTCGTTCCCTCGGTGGAACCGGGGCGCCAGCCGCGCGGCGTATGACGCCAGCCGCCGCGCTCGATCACCCAGCTGCTCATGCGGACGGCTGCATCGCCCCGCCGGCTGCACCCCCGGGCGCGCCGCCCTGATTGCCCAGCATCGCCGCCAGCGCGTTCTGCCCGCCGCCGACATCGGTCTGCGACAGCGTCTTCGCCGAATCGCCGGCCTGTTGCAGCATCGCCATCTGCTGCTGCGCCTGCTGTTGCTGCTGCGCCGCCTGGGCCCGCGCGGCACGGATCTTCGCGACCGCGACGGTCGCCTTGATCACCCGCGGCGACACCCCCAGCATCTCGGCATATTCGTCCACCAGCTCGTCGCGATCGATGTTGTCCCACGCCGTCGCCGCACCGCCCGCCTGTGCGGTCGCGATGTCGTCCGCCTGCAGATGCCCGATGAACCCGACCAGTTGCTCCAGCGCCGCGGTCGACGCCGCCCGCTGCGCCACCGCCAGCATCGATACGTACTGCACCCGCAGCGGAAAGCCGTGAATCTCCTTCGGCGCCGGCGGCAGCAGCCCGCGCCGCGCCATGATCGCGAACACCCGCTCCAGGTCCGGATCGAGCGACTCGTTCTGGTTGCGCTCCAGCACCGGCCCCAGCTGCACCAGCTTCTCCTCCTGCGTCCGCGCCACCTGAAAGGCGGTCACGTCGCGATCGAGGTTGCTGATCATCGACCACAGATTGCCGAAGAACGTGTCCTTGATGCGCTGCTCGACGCGCTCCTTGCTGGCCTCCATCGCCGTCAGGTCCGGCCGCACCTCGTAGACCGGCGCGATCCCCGAACCGGCGGCACTCATGTCGGTCACATAGGTGATGCCGCCGGGCAGGTTCACCGCCGGCTGGTTCTTCAGCGATACATGCGCCTTCAGCGGCGGATTGACCTGCTTGTCGATCCCCTGCGCCTCGCGCCGCTCCATCAGTTGCAGCTGCTTGTTCGAGCCCAGCGCGTCCATGCCCGGGGCGCGGCCATAGGCGTCATTGCCGGCCAGGTCCCACCGCGGCGCGGTGAACGGCTGCTCGTGATAGCCCTTCACCTGCAACACGCCGTGCGCGCAGTTGCCGCCTTCCCAGTAGCACTCGCGCCACTTGAACCGCGACGGCAGCACCTTGCCGCCGATCCGGCTGTCGTTCGGCTCGATGATGTGGCAGACCCGCACTTCGCGCGCCAGCGCCGCGCCGCCGTTCTCGAACAGCCGCTGCACCGAAGGCGAACACGCCGCCAGACCGAATTTGCTCACCAGTTGCCCGACCGTCATCGTCATCTCGCGCGCCAGGCTGCCGGGCCGCAGGGTGTCGTCATTCCACAGATAGTACTCTCCCGCGCACAGCGTGAAGCACCGGATCACATCGGCAGCGTCCTCGTAGATCAGCATCGGCGCGGTGCCGAACACCACCAGGTCGAGGTATTGCGTCGCCTTCGCGGAATAGTAGTTGCTGCCCGCCAGCACCCGCAGCACGCGCTTTTCCACCTCGTCCAGCCACAGCTTCACCGGCGAGGTATCGGCCACATCCATGTCCGGAATGGCCAGCTTGAACCACGGCCGCCCGCTCGATGTGGTGCCTTCCTTCAACCCGGCCGCGCAGTCCTGCGCCGCCTTGGTCGCGGTGTTGTTGATGATGTGCTGGTTGATCGGCACGCCGCGGTTCAGCTCGTTCGGCGTCACCAGCCAGCGATAGCGCCGCGGCAGCGTGTATTCCGCCACCTCGCGCCAGTGCACCCACCAGGTGTAGCGATTGGTCCGTTCCGCGATCAGCCGGCTCTCGGCGTGCTGCACAAAGGCCTGCACCGCCGCCCCGGTCAACGCAGCGCGGCCGCGCGCTGGGCCGGCATCCGCGGATGGAGCGACCGCCATCAGTCAACAACCTCGGTCAGCACGTCGCGCCATTCCGCCTCGACGCCGCACACCCAGCGCTGTTGCAGCACGGACTCCTCACCCACCCGCAACCAGCGCAGCGCCAAGGTCGGCACCCACACGTCACGCGTCGCGCCGGAGGCGCGCTCCTCACGCAAAGCCGCATCGCTCGAATCCGGCGCGCTCATCACTGCCCGGTCAGCGTCTTGCCGGGATAGCTCACACCCTGATCGGCCCCCAGCGGCCCGGTCAGCACCGTGCTGTTCAGCCCGGCCGCGGCCTGCGTGCTGTTGCGATAGGATTGCCCGGCGGCCTGCACCTGCGCGGTGGAGATCGACGGCGGCAACGGCGGCACCGATGGCGCCGACGGCATTTTCGGAGCGCCCATGGCAGGGTCCTGACTGTGAAAATGGATGATGGAAAGCCTGCGGAGGCAGCCTTGACAGCATGCCTTGATGTCCTTATTTTGCGGACATAGCCGAGGGATTATCCCCGGCTGGTCGAGGGCCACTCCCCGATGAGCGACATCCCCGCCGACTACCAGGATCGCCTCAACCTGCGTGAGCAGATTGCCCGCATTGATCGCGCGATCGAGGAAACCCACAAATTCACCGCCGAGCAGCACAAGCTGATGGCGGAACAGCAGAAGCTGGCGTCCGAAGCGCTCAAGCTGGAGCGCGAGCGCGGGCTGGCGCCATGGCAGGCAACCGCGATCACCCTCGGCAGCCTGGCCGCCCTCGTGGCGTCCCTCGTGTCGCTCGCGAAGTCGATGGGCTGGTTCTGATCATGACCCCCCCCCGGTCCGCATGACCTCCCCGGCCCGCATGACCCCCTCTGATCTGCGTGACGCTCTGGCGCTGCTGCGGTGGTCACAGCGCGGATTGGCCGAGGCGCTGGAATGCGACGACCGGCTGATCCGGCGATGGGCTTCAGGCGACGCCGCGATTCCCGATCAGGTCGCGGAATGGCTGAGCTGCCTCAGTCAAACGCACCGCGCCTGTCCGCCGCCACGGGCCTGGCGATCACGGAAACCCCAGTAACAAACTTGAACTAAGGCGGCGCTCAACAATAAGCGACTCGGGTTGCGATTCTCGGAGATAGACGATTCCGGCGCGACGACGCATTGGCTACGATTCTCGGATGATCGACGAAAACGCGATCCGCGAGCGATACGCGGCCATCCAAGACCAGTTGGATGAGAGAGGTCGGCGGTTGTTCGTGGCG